TCCCTTGTAATGCCAATATGTCACCATCATTCGACTCTATTTGACTTGTGTGATTGGCTGTAAGTAATTGTAAAGCGAATGTCTTCGGTTCTTCAGTGTCTAACCTCCCTTGTAATGCCAATATGTCACCATCATTCGACTCTATTTGACTTGTGTGATTGGCTGTAAGTAATTGTAAAGCGAATGTCTTCGGTTCTTCAGTGTCTAACCTCCCTTGTAATGCCAATATGTCGTTGTCGTTTGTGTCTATTTGTGTTTGATGACTTGCTAATGTTCCAATATGTTCGGTGGTCGTAATGAACAAGCTCTCAATATTGGCGGTATTTTCTTCAATATTTTCTGTATTATCTGTTTGTCTCGACGTTAAAAGTTGTCTGAAAGACGCCATATATATATATTCAATATAAAAAAAGACAACTTAACTAAGAAACGTTCCTCCATCACTTGAAGCAAACCATTCTACTATGCCCTCTGATGTTGCTAATTCTGGAAATGCGTTTAACATTCGAGTACAACCTTCAAACATACCAGTAAAACCACCGCCCGGATAATTCACCTGAACACTACTCACATTCCATACTCGTATATCTTGTAAAAAATCTGTACAACCGCTGAACATATACGCCATCTCAGTGACATTTGATGTATCCCAACTTAATATGTTTCCATTGAACGATGTAGCACCTTGAAACATACTTCTCATATTTGTAACTTTTGACAAATTCCAACTTCCTATATTTTGATTAAATTGAAAAGCATTATAAAACATACCGTTTGTGGTTGTTACATTACTCGTATTCCAATTGCTTATATCTTGATTAAATGAATTAGCTTGTGCAAACATAACCATCATATTTTCGTTCTTTGACATGTCCCAATTTCCTATGTTTTGATTAAAAGATTGACATAAAAAAAACATAGCAGAAGTGCTAGTGGCGTTGCTCATATTCCATTGGGATATATCTGAATTAAAATCAAAATAATCAACATAAAATGCATTAGAAAAATTTGTAAGACCAGAAACATCCCAATTACTTATTGAATTTACACTTTTTTTGTTGGAGTTTATCCCATCCGGTAATAATTGTGTATTATCTATAAAATAAGCTACAGCATTTTTTAATATTGGGTTTGTAGTAGGCGTATAAACGAGGATTGTTTCATTTAATAATCTTGGTAATTCTTGTACGATTCCACCAACATAACAATCTGCATCTACTCTAAAATAAATGTCTTCTCTGACTATTCGAACTTTATACTCACCTTCAATTAAATCAGGAACTACGCATGTTTTTGGTAGAAAGTTCCTATGATGTTGTGTTGTAAATGTAAATGAATGATTACACACGTGTCTTATTTCATTATTGGCGGTTAATATTTGATATGTAATTGTAGATGTCCCACCGTTTGGTTTAAATGCGGTTGTTTCAAAAGTAAAAATAAGAGTTCCTCCATTGACATTGAAAGTGTTCTCAAATGTATGTGTTAAACTTGTTATGGATGATGTAAATATTCCAAATTCTTCATATAAATGTGAAGCATACCCAAGAGTTGTTGCTATACCACCATCCGCACCATCAACTCCATCAACTCCATCAGCACCAGCAGGACCTTGTGGACCAACAGCACCAGTAGCACCAACCGCACCAGCAGGACCTTGTGGACCAACAGCACCATCAACTCCATCAGCACCCGCAGGACCAGTAGCACCGGTATCTCCTTTTTCTCCACCAGTTTCACCTTGAATACCTTGTATGCCTTGCGGACCAGTAGCACCATCAGCACCATCAGCACCTTGTAAACCACTTTGGTCTAAATACGTGATTAGTATATTGCTTCCACGTATTAGTTGAATAGAAGAATTGAAATTGGAATAAAAACCAATGTCGGTCTCGAAGTCTACACTGCTTTCTAATTCTATCGTATCATTAGCATTGAGAGAAAAATATAAAGAATTAGAACAAGACCCATAACGTGCGAAATCTGAATGTCTTAAGTAACAACTTGGTTGTCCTCCAAACGTTTCATCATATGTTCCATTTATGTGACACCCTACTCTTATATTTGATCTAGTTGTGGATACGTTGTAAAATCCACACATAAATTCAACTTTATAATTACCACTCTTTAAAATGGTAACTTTGGAATCATCAGTAAAATTAAACAAATCTGTGTTCGTTTTAACAAGATTATCAAAAGGATTGATAAAAGAATTTGTGTACCCAATTGTTATCGCATCGGTTGTTACCGCATAAAATATATTTGTTGCTTCGTTGCCAATTGTTCCATTTGTGATTCCTGTAACTGATATTATGCCATCAGTAATGTCGATATTGGCTCCAGCTTCTAATGATGAACCACCTCCATCAACACCATCAACACCATCAGCACCAGCCGGACCTTGCGGACCAGTAGCACCTTGCGGACCAGTAGCACCAGTAGCACCAACAGCACCATCAGCCCCATCAACTCCATCGGCCCCAGCAGGACCTTGCGGACCAGTAGCACCAGTCTCTCCTTGCGGACCTTGTGGACCAGTAGCACCATCAACGCCATCAGCACCAGTAGCACCAGTAGCACCATCAACACCATCAACACCAGCAGGACCAGTTTCGCCTTGTATACCTTGTGGACCAGTAGCACCATCAACACCATCAACACCAGCAGGACCAGTTTCGCCTTGTATACCTTGTGGACCAGTAGCACCATCAACACCATCAGCACCTTGTGGACCAGTAGCACCAGTAGCACCAGTAGCACCATCAACACCGTCAATTCCATCAGCACCAGTTTCGCCTTGTATACCTTGCGGACCAGTTTCGCCTTGTATACCTTGTGGACCAGTAGCACCAGTAGCACCAGTAGCACCATCAACACCGTCAATTCCATCAGCACCAGTTTCGCCTTGTATACCTTGCGGACCAGTTTCGCCTTGTATACCTTGTGGACCAGTAGCACCAGTAGCACCAGTAGCACCAGTAGCACCAGTAGCACCAACAGCACCGTCAGCACCGTCAATTCCATCAGCACCAGTAGCACCAGTCGGACCTTGAGGACCAGTAGCACCAGTAGCACCAACAGCACCAGTAGCACCAACAGCACCGTCAATTCCATCAGCTCCATCAGCACCAGTCGGACCAGTAGCACCATCAGCTCCATCAGCTCCATCAGCTCCATCAGCTCCAGTCGGACCAGTCGGACCAGTTTCGCCTTGTATACCTTGTGGACCAGTAGCACCATCAACCCCATCAGCACCATCAGCACCATCAGCACCAGTTTCGCCTTGTATACCTTGCGGACCAGTTTCGCCTTGTATACCTTGCGGACCAGTAGCACCATCAGCCCCATCAGCCCCATCAGCACCATCAGCCCCATCAGCACCATCAGCACCAGTCGGACCAGTCGGACCAGTTTCGCCTTGTATACCTTGTGGACCAGTTTCTCCTATGTCCCCTTTTTCAGTTGTAGACGAAATTACATTAGTTGTCTCATCAATCGATATCTTTGTACCGGCTATTAACTTATCTTGTTTTTTTCCTATATCGCTTGTATGCGTGGACGTTAATATTTCTAAATCATTTATATCACTGGAGTTCGAGCCGATTTGACCTGTATGTGTGGACGTCAATATTTGTAAATCATTTATATCACTGGAGTTCGAGCCGATTTGACCTGTATGCGTGGACGTCAATGTTTCTAAATTACCGATATCACTAGAGTTCGAGCCGATTTGACCTGTATGCGTGGACGTCAATGTATCTATATTACTGATATCACTGATAATACGATCAATTGTTTCAGCGTTAATATCTATATTTGTTGTGTTGACTATTTGTCTCGATTTTAAAAGTTGCGTAAACGAAGCCATATATATATAATTCGACATATAATTTTACAGAAACAATGCCGAAATCTAAACATTACCACCATGAAAAATATAGATTATCTCAATAAAATAAATGTAGGTATTCCCTCCAATGAAAATTTATAAATTTTCTTAAAATATGATAATCTACATATTTCTTTTCGGTAATATTTAGATTTATTGAATTAAAAAACTAACAATTTTTTAAACCCCAGCATCTTTGTCGGCGTCTTGCTCAAATAGTTGACAAGCAAACATTCAATCTATACTTTTTTAGTTCTCTCTTTTTCTCACACGAACACGTTTCAGTGGCTTTGCTTCCACCCCTTCCTATTTTCTTGTTTGGATCTAATCTGTCTAAAATATCGATTTTATGTTCGGTCAATGGGTTGTTGGTTTTCGCTGGTATCGTGATTAGATGGTTTTTAGTCCAGTTGGGGTACAAGATTGAGTTTAAAAATTTCTTGGGGGCTGATAAAGTAGAGACAACGTCACCACTGCTTCTAATGATGTATTCATTGTCTTTCAATGACGCATTTTTGTAAGCGGGATTTAAACTTATACAATCCTTATCTTTTTTGCTACATAATGTATTCACTAACAATCCGCCTTGACTGTGTCCAATAATTTCAAATTGCCATCCTTTGTATTTCTTCCTTGCCGATTCAACCATCTTCTTAGCGGTCTTATATCGGTTGGTTAATTTATAAGCATTTGAATCCAACGCAAAGACTGCGTTATTTGTCCAGTCTGACGCTTCTTTTGTACCACGAAACGAAACAATAACCTTCTTCATTTTAGAGTTAGTGTATACCTTACCATAAAGGTTTGATAACTTTGTGTCTAAAGTATAATCGTTTATTTTGTTAGGTGCTGGTTCTAAATAACTAGCTTCAAGAAAATTCTTCAGTTCATTTGTCTTTAGGCTTCCTCCTTTAAACTCAGGAAGGTTTTTGTCTCCTTTTATTTTTTGTTTAAGTTTTACTTGTTTATTTAAAACAGATTTAGGTATTTCATCTAGTGTCAATGGGGTCTCTTTACTAATCTTCTTGGTAGGTCTTAAAACTGGATATTGATTTGGTTTCGCTACGTTCTTCCATTCTTCGAGAAACCAGCGTTCAAGGTCTCTTTCTTCGCCATCTTCTTTATATTTACCACCACGTTTCTTGTATTCTTTCACTATTGCTCCCGAAGCGTAAGCAGATGGCTTTTTGTATCTATTCATAACATCCTCTTTTACCTTATCGTATAATACTTGATTTGTTGGCGTTGGCATATATATATTAGGAGTTATTTATTTGTAGCTATTAATTTAAAATCTAATAAATTAAAATCTAACAATAATATATATGAACTCCTTTTTGAAATCTATATTCGAACAACGAGACAAACCAATTTCTGAGTCTAGCCAAAAACTATACGCTAGAAACTTGACTAAAATGAATGATGGAAAGGAGGTTACCCATTTGAACTTTTTAAAGAATATGAAGCACGTATTAAGCATTATTGACGACTACAAACCAACAACTCAACGTAGTTTTATCATTTCAGCTTGTGTTGTTCTAAAGAATACAAATGAACCCCTTTACCAACAATATTATGAATTGCTTAGTAAAATGAACAATGACCTAAAAGTTAGAACAGAAAAAACAGAGACACAAAAAGAAAACTGGATGTCGCAAACAGAAATTGAAGATAAATTGAAATCATTAAAAGTCAGTAAAAAAATAACCAACAAGAAAGAATACACGCAAATGCTTCATCATCTCATTTTGTCTCTATACGTTCTACAACCACCTCGGCGGAATATTGACTATTGTTTGATGAAAATATCGAATGATATGACGGATACAGAGTTTAACTATTTGGATGTAAAGAATAAACAATTCATTTTTAACAACTATAAGACTGATCACAAATATAACTCGGTTGTAATTGACATAGAAGACGACATGATGAGTGTAATCAATAATTACCTAAAACATCATCCGCAGAAAAACAAACTGAAAAATAAGAAGTATAACGTCCATTTTTTAGTTCATATAGATGGCGATCCAATTGAAAAGTCGGGCGAAGTTACGAAAATATTAAACAGAATATTCGGTAAAAATATTAGCTCTTCGATGTTACGCAATATTTACTTAACTTCTAAATACGGTTCTATGATGAAAAATTTGAAAGAAGACACAGCAGATATGTCAACCAGTGTAGACACAGCTTTGAATAATTATATTAAGAAATGATAATTCAAAATAATACATTTCCATTAGGAAATATATTATTCGATTAAACAGCCATATGGTATGAACCGCCTTTCATTTTTCGATAAGCAGGACCGGCTTTTTTTAGAGCGTCTCCGTATTTTAATCCGTTTTGTTTAGCAAATTCTAAAACAAACTGAATCCATGCACTGGGTTGTTTTTTTGCTTTTCCAGCTGCGGAAAGTGCTAATCCAGCAAGAGGAGCAAGTTCAGGAGCAACCAACGATGTACCAGTCATAATAGCACCTTTTACAGTGGGATTTTTGACAGCTTTGCGTGTGGTTTTTACGGCCGACGAAACACCTTTACCAATATCTTTAAAGACGTTACCACCTTCAGACTTCTGACTTATGATACCTTCTTTCTCAAGAAGAGCTAAATGTTTTTTAGATGGCATTGTTTTTCGTTCTCGATTGACATACTTCTTAAGTGATTCTTTTGCTTTGTCCAGTTCCGATTTTTTACCTGAACCAGCCATTGCGATTAAAGGGGCTACCTTCATACCAACGTCGGCGACTTTACCTGCTACATCTAATCCGTCATTGATTCCTTGTTTAAACCCAGTTCCAAAATCAGACCAAAAACCAGCACCATGTAATGCTTCAAGTTTCTTCAATCGTTTTTTGTTGGCTGAGGTTAGCGGTAGATGTTCAACCACTTTTCTCACTACTTCTTTGTCTAATTTACCACCTGAAATTCCTACAAGTGGACTAGACACAACATTCGTATACTCCATATAATATCTATTGAGATAAAAAAAATGTGTTGGAGACTAAATGCTTACATATATTTGGAGAGACGAGAACCACCAGACGTTGAATACGACGACGTTTTTGCTCCACCAATAGCCGACTCTACCGCTGAGGCTACTCCTTTGCTGATTGCTCCTTTGTTGCGTTTTAGCACATCGCCGAGAGCGGTCACGCCTTTCTTCATAAGATTACCGCCCGACATAGCTTCGACATCTTCATAATCAATTTTGGAAGTTCCTTTTTCTTTCGCTTCTAATACTTCTGATTTGGTGAGTAATCCACTCATCGTCGCACTCGATCCCCTTTCAGTAATCATTACACCACCATAGTTCGCAAGAACACAAAGTTCAATATTGGCTAAGGCCGAGTTAGCAATACCTTCCATTGGTTCTGTAGTCACAATCGCTTGGAAACCAAATTGTCCAAGACTAGAACTCGAAAGCATATCGCTCAATCCTAAATCACGAACTGGATCGATGACGATAATACTTCCTAAAGAAGTGTATTTCGCTCCGTTCCCAGATCGAACCACGCCACGGAACTCATTCCAAGTTTGTTGAGAACCATTACGGCGAGACATTTGGTAAAGCGAATAAGCATCCATTTCAGATAGAAGTCCCGCTTTGTTGTTGAAAGTGATATTAACTTGAGAGATTGGGTAGCTGAGGTTATTTGACCAATATGCTTTTTGTGACCGATATTGAGGGCGTACCACAAGGTAAATCTTGTCAGGCACTTGACGCATAGAAATGACGTTCGTCATAGCCCCATTTACACCTACACCATCCGACGGAAGAGAAAGGGTTGTTTTGTAGGCTACAAATTCGTCATATGGAAGGATATTTTTAGCATTGAGTTTTGCATATTGGGATGGATGAAGACTAATATACCGAGTCATAAGTCGGGCGTCATCTTTCAAGAAAAGAGTGGACGCCTGAGTTCCAAATTTAACTCCACTCGAGAAAGACAATACGAGTTCTTTGTTTACATTAAATACATTCTTAAAGTCATTGTATTGAAGCACAAGTTCGAGGTTGTTAATGCCTAAATAAGACGACTCTTCTTCTTTAAATTCAAGAGTTGGCATTCCTAATATGGGTTCATTCACATCAAGAGAGATTTCTACATAATAGGTTGTAGCGACAGTCAAGTTAGCTCCTGAGGCAACCGCAACACCAGCACTTGTGTAGACAACGTAACTGATGCTAGAGTCGGCACGACCAGCGGTGTCGCTGTCTTTTTCGGCAGATTCAACACCAGCACCCCACGCCGAGGGTTTGTTCTCCGACATAGCATCGACCGCTTTGGCGTAATATTTGTCTACCATAGATGGAGTAGTTTGGATGTGTTTGCTTAAAAATCGTTGATGGTATTGTTTCGTTATAACGTTGAGAATATCCGCCGATTGAACCGAGACTTTAGCATTGTTAAGGGTAAGAGATGCCGATTGAAGTGCTTGATTTAAGGGAAAAGCAGATGGTACAATTTGTAAAGTATCGACATTAATCTCAGTTGTGCCTACAGTTAATTCCATAACACATTGGATCGTACCTTGGACACGAAGGTTGCGGTCTACAAGAGTGTTTTCGCTTGGGACATTGACATTGAAAAGGGTAGTGGACGAGCTGTTCGAGTTAGTAGGGTAGCCTTGGACCACACACGAAGCAGGACCATCTTTCACCGCAACTTGAACATCGCTGGTGATACGGCTGATACGTGGATCTTGGACTAGAAAGGTAGAAAGTTCGCTAGACATTATATATTGTAGAAAGATAAAAAAAATAGCAATTAGCGATTAAACTTCTTCTACATTAACTTTCTAAATACCAATTTTATACTAAATGTTCCACCCGACGATATAGTGATTGGGATTAGTGAGCCGTCTAATTTACTTCGGTAATACATTTCAATATTGATATTGGATAATTCGCTTTGGTTTCGCATATTAATCCATCGTGGGTAAGATGGTTCGTAAATGACCCCGGGGATAGGTGTCCCTGCCTTAAAATCTGAGAGTTCAAGTTCGACGATGTTGCTAGAACCGCTTATGGTTTCAGACCCGTTTTGAAAACTATGGTTTGCGGATGTGTTGCTACTTTGAACGGGTATCGTATTTGAGGTCACCACAATAGACTCTACTGGTGACCAAGTATCGAGAGTAGAGTAATCTTGAAGAACCGATATATAGTTGACCTTTACCGATGCTATAGTTCCGTCGGATTGTGGAGGAAAGACTTGGTTCTCGGCGACATTGCCGAAGTCACTCATTTTTATTTTATAAGCATTTGCGGTCACCTTTGTGGTCATAGTCTCAAATGTAGTTAGTTCGTGTGTAAATGGTAGCGAATTGAAGAGTCTATAAAGCGGTTTATTTAAGTAAATATTGACTACATCGCCGGGGGTGTCATCGTTAAATGTCAATTCGGGAGCATTTAAAAACACTAAACCAGTATCTTTATCAAAAATGAAATAAGGCATATCTGTCCCTATATCCTTTGATTGACCAAACTCCAGTAGAGTTTTTTGAAGACCAATAAATGCTTGTTTCACCGCTTCGTTGACTAACACGAAAAAAAACTCATAGTTGTACAGATTGTAATACCCTGAACGATAATCAGCATATCCACCCTTGAACCTTGGAGGCGTTGTTCCGTTGGTTTTGTCTTGGGGTTCAAAGTAAACGTGAGCAGTAGAAGCGTAACCACCATATTCGAGGGTGATACTGTATATTGTTCGGTTACGAATGCTTTCATTCGTATCATCCTCGGAGTATTTTATCGTTGGAATAAACACTGGCAATGTCTTCAAATCCACTTTAAAGTTGGCAATGCTCATATCGTAGTTTTCACAATTGGTAATTAGCGGAGAAGTTCTGTCTTCATTGAACACAAGGTGCGGTTCGTGGTTAAAGTCGCTGTTACTATCTATATTATTTATAAGACAATTCAGATACACGTATTCCCATCGTGACATTATATATATTATCCTATATAAAAAAATTAGACCAACATTGTTATAACTTCATCGAGCGGTCGTTTTACCTTTCGTTGTTGCTTCTTGATATAAGAGACAAATTGCTTGTTGTCCATAGTTTCTTTTAGAAAAGTAGCAACACGAAGGATACACCAACGTCCACACGTGTTGATGCCTTCCATTTCTTGTTGTAGTGCGGTTTTGTTATACATAAACTTGTCTGTTGGTTTTATACTTTTGATAATTTTTCCTAAATCCTCGGACCAGTTGTTGCCCAATTGTTTGTTCATATAATTTGGGATGAAGTCAAGTATTGATTTAGGGCTGTCGGAATAACTATCAAAATATTCGAATTTGTTATCGTTCCTAATTAAAGCAGTCCAATGACCTTGATTGTATTTGGATTCGGTCAATATAAAGCAAAAATCTATTCGATTTGGGAGTAAATCGTAAATATGTTGATATTTTTCAAGATTAGCGTATTTGACGATTTTACAATGTGGGAATGCTGACTCTAAATCAAAGTTGGTGACAAAGTAATTAATAGCGTCAGCATATTGCGATTTATTCAATGTGTTTTCTGTAAATTGTTTCATTATATATTATGAAAATAAAATATACGCCTAAATATATATGACTTCTGTGTATAGTTTGGATGGAAATAGCGTGTTTGAAGTCGCTAAACGGTTTGAGCGTTTAGGTATGAAAGAATTGAAAAAAACACCTGACGAGACAATAGCGAGAATCAAATCCGGTCAAGACACTGGTTCGTCTAAATGGTTGAGCGATTTCAACAATCTTTATGGTTTAGCAAATCAACTACAAGTAAAGACAACACTACAACAAGGGGATCAGTCGTTCTTGAAACAACAACTTGAGGCCGAATATACACAATACAAACTGGATAATGTTGATACTAAAGAAGCAGTTAAAAACCAACTATCTGTAAGTCTTGAGAGGGGGCTAACAGACTCGAAAAGTATAATGGAGACAGAAGTGGAAGAGATGAATAAAATACCCGACCTAATGGAACGACGTTTTCTAATTGAAATTGCTCTTGATGTATGGAGCAATAAGTTTGCTGGTGCAGTAAAAGGTGGTAAATATAAAGCAACACTGAAAGAAAACCTTGATTTTATCAAAAACCAACAAATGGCTCTAAAATTAGGGTCACCTGATGTTGCTCAACAAAATATCATATATAAGACACTAAGCCAATCCGACTCAACCATTGCGAATCTTCTTCAACAAATGACACCACTTACTGAATCATTATACAATACATTTAAAAGTAAACTATCACAATGGACGATTGAAATCGATAGTGAATTACAAGAAGCACTTAAAGGCGACGCTCAAACCATAAAAGAGAACTTCAGTGTATCGTCTGCTTCACCTGAGATATCTAAGTATGATGTCATATTCAAGCGACTCCAAAAGAAATATAGCGAATTAAACAACCTCATTCAGAATATGGGTTCAACCATCGATGACCGATCATCTATTAATTTAAACCCAAATGAACCATAGCCCTTTATTATTTTATGGTATATTATATAATGAAAGAATACAATAATGTGGTAGCCAGTATCGGCAAACTAATGTCTCTCGAATCCAAAGTGAATGTAGTAGGTTCAGCGTCTATCAAAAAATCAATCTATTATTCGGATTATGACTTATTTGAAAACGTTAGTGGTAAAAGCGATACAATGATTTATAACCATTTTAAGAGCGTATTTGAAGTGGTAAAGCGGTCAGACAATGTAGTCATTACAGACTTTAAATGTGGTGAAAAAAATGGTGTTTCGTTACGCTGGACGTATGAAGAAATCAAGAACAATAATAATCAAGGTGTGAGTTTTGCGGAAGCGTTACGACATAAGTCGATGATAAAAATGGACATTGTGGCTTTAGTATCGGGTCGATTTGTTGAGATTACAGAAGTATACAACATTTATTTAGATGGAGAACCAAATATGTCTATTATGACTCTAGAAGAAATCGTTGAAAATATTAAAAATGAATACGCCATGGAAGTTCGAGACGGAAATTATATGAAAGCATTAAAACGAATGTTTAGTTTGTTAAAACTTAAAAACGAAGAACCACAGAAACAAGAACTTTTGCTCGAATATTTTAACTCACCCAATGGTCTCATATACCGATGTAAGAGTGATTTAGAGACGATGTTGTTGGTGTTGGATAGTTCAAAGTTTAATTTAACAGAAATACGTGAAAGTCTACAACTTCTTAAAGAAACTATATCCGCTTTTCCAGTAGTGAACGATTTAGAAGAAATAAGTAAAAAGAAAAAGAAGAACGAAATGAAACCATTATTAAGGAGACAAATTAGAACGCTGAAAAAAAACATCAACGAACAAGCCAAACGATTCATTTCACAAAAAGGACTTTAAACTTGTTTGATGTATTGTAGTTGTTTTATCTCGTAAAATAGTTTCGGATTAGTTCTTTTTAAGTAATTCATTATTTTGGTTATTTCAATCATAGATATTGGATTATTTTAGTTAGGTTTATATTACTTTTCATAGAATCATATAAAAATTAAATCTAATCTTTATATAATGTTGAATTTCGAATCCGTTGGTAATCCTATTGCTAAAATTATCGATAAAAGGAATACAAAGAAGGAACAAATTGTTTATTTATCCGATCCGGAGCTGGATGGCGAAGTTCGTAACGGATATACCACAATTGATTTAGAACCACACCAATCATTTCAGCAAGTTGCTAGTAACAAAGAACGAGACATATTGTATATAACTGGTGCTAGTGGAAGCGGAAAATCGTATTATAGTGCCGAATACATAAAACAATACATAAAAAAGCATCCGAGAAATGAGGTTATGTTATTTTCGTCGGTTGGTGATGATGCGGTATTGGACAAAATAAAGAAAGTGAAGCGGTTTAAAATACACGATGATGACTTTGTTGGAGAACAATTTTCAATCGACGATTTTAAAGATAGTTTACTCATATTCGACGACGTTGATTGTATATCAAGCAAACCGATTTTAAAGAAAGTGTATGAAATATTAGACAAAGCACTCACAACAGGAAGGCACACTGGAACGAGTGTGGTTTACACGACGCATACGGCTTGTAACGGCAAAGCTACCAAACTTATTTTGACCGAATCGCATAGTGTAACCTTTTTTATGAATGCGATGGGGGGGAAATCTTCAAAATACTTGTTGGACTCTTATTTAGGACTTGACAAGAAACAAATTGAAAAGTTGAAAAATGTCAAAAGTAGATGGACTACTATTATGAAATCATACCCGCAACTGGTTCTCACACAACGAAAATTGACTTTTAGCAAGGATTTATAAACACGTAACACTTTTTTTTATCTTAACTTAGTATATATGAGAACTTTAAAAACGCTTCGTGATGGGTGTATTGATGGAGGTAAATTGGTTGAATATGAAATGGTTGAAGACACAAACGAACATACAGGAACTACCACTTTAGAAGTAGCAAAATACGATAGTATGCTTGAATCAGGTTTTTATTTAATTACAGGAGAGATTGCTTTTGAATTTAAAACAGATCAAGCGTATTTTCCTTTGTCGAATGTTCACGAGAAGTTTGCCTTGAATTATACTGACCAAGATAGTACCACCCAAGAAATTGTTTTAGACGTAACGAATTCCTTCGTGTCGACTACTCCTACGACATCTAACTACACAGCGGGTAAATATTACATCAATAAACCAATTTATATTAATGATAATGTAGGCGAGTTTAATTTGGTTATGGGAGCATCCGAATTTGATGGTGTTTCTGAACCCACAGACTTTACCGGAAGTGACACTTCAGATTTTTCTTCCACTTTTAAATCTATGGAATGGAGCGATGACTTTACGTGGAATGATACGTTACTAACCAACACAAACACGACTAGCGGAAATGTTATTGAAAGTTCTTTAACTACTTTTACTTTAGATACATTTGACATAGCTTCCGGCAAAGATGGATCCATATTTAATGCCCAAGTTCAATTTCAATGCTTCACAGAAAGTGGATTTTCAGATGCTGGTGTTTCCGCTGGACCAGTGATTGGATATTCCGCATTGGGAGCGTGTCATCTTATATTGTTAAAAGACGGAGTTGAAATAAATCGTAGTTCCATTGCGTCATCCGAGAGTGGAGATATTGTCGGCGTGTATAAAGCTCCTCTCAGTATTAATTCACGACTTGATGCTGGGTCTTACGAACTTCAAGCGTCGGGATGTGGTCTATACAGCGGTGGTGCTAGGAGTCATATTGGGAATAAAAAGGGTATAGTCAATGTATTGGTTAGCAGAGCGGGAAGTGGCTCTAATAATACATACAATACCGAAGATTCAGCACTCTCTTATGTGACTTTGGCAGAGCCCGTCTTTGAAGAAGTAACGATTGGCGGGACAACCGCTGAAACGGGGACGTATTTATACCAATCTATATCGAGTGGTGTAGGTAATTTACCAAACTTCAAATTTCTTGGGGACGACTCTTCCATTCATCTTCGCCGTATTTTTTAATTGAATTATAAATTAGAATTAAAATGTAACTCTAATTTATATGTATGAACTTACTCTAGACGAGCAGTTTATGATTTTTTGTATTTTGGACGACATTAATCGGTTGTTTTTTTATGATTAATCGGTTGTACGACGCTTATTGATATGAAGCAATCCGTCGAGTTCATCTATTCTGTGTTTATATTCAAAATTATTCTCTACAAATTCATCATCTTCGTAGTCTCTCGATAAACATTGTTTGTCTTCGTTCACCGCATCTGTGAATGCTATTTCGCACATAGACCTTGTAGGTACTTTCATTGGCAGGAATATATCCATTTCTCCGTGATTGATATCGTGGCGAACTATGGATAGAATGTACATATATATTATACACAGACAAAAGTTTTTGAAAATAAACTCTTGTATAATATATATGAATATATATGAAGTTAGCGACCCAGATATGGTGTTAAAACGAGCAAAGAACTTGTATGGAGACGAGGTTCAAATCTACTTTTCGACCCGAAAGAATAAAAAGTATATGTTGATAGATCCATATACTGACAAGAGAATCCATTTCGGTTCATCTCTCTATCAAGATTTTACTAAACATAGAGACGAGGAAAGGAGACAAAAGTTTTTGAAACGAAACAAAAAATGGAAAGATGCCGAACCGTATAGTCCCGCTTATGCATCCTATAATCTACTTTGGTGAGGTTCAATTAAATGTAAATCAATATTTACACAAACTGTCTTCGATTTTCCCCTAAACACACAGACATTATCGACTCGAACAAAATCGCCATATTTTTGTTTTAACTTCAAAAACTTTTCTAGTTGACGTTCGTTGTGAGTTTTCATTATATATTACTGATATATTTTCTTTATATGTTATTTGTCAGATATTACTTAATAGTTTATGAGGTGAAGGGTGAAGGGTCGTAAGAAGTAATATGTAGGTTCTCATTAAGTTATCTTACTGATAAATTTGCGGACTTTGTTGTAAGAAGTATATGTAGGTTTTTATTATTATCATCATCATTATTTTTTTTATCATTAGGGAAGAGAATATAGAATATATTCTAAAGAAAGAAAGGAAAGAAAGGAAAGAAAGAAAAGGTGGGAAAGGAAAGGTGGGAAAGGTGGGAAATCTTGCCCCGAATATGATAAAAGGTCTACATGAGGAGGTGTATAGGAGACTTTTACGAATCAGGGGCAAGATTTCCCACTTTCCCCACCAATCAACATTGACCACCCAAATCTTACTAATAAATTTGCGGAACCGGGGGACTTGGGGGACTTTTGAGGCCTCGAAGCTCTAAGATATGGGAAAAATAAAAAATAAACCAAGTCTAAAAAAAAATATATGCTCCAACCAGAATCTCTTTGAAAGTACCCCAAGTCCCCCCGAATCCATTGGTTAAT